CCAACTTGCACTTATCCATATAGGATTATGGTTGGTGATGTGTGTGAATTCCAATTGAAAGTTGATGGTGAGATGATCACCTGTGATAATGGTTATCATTATAGAGCTGATGGATCTAAATCTGTTTGTCCTGATTGTAATGGAACAGGAGCAAAAGATCGTGTATCACCTTATGGAACTTTATTAATTAAGCCAAGTAAAGGAACACAACCAGGAGATCAAATTTCTCCTAACAATGCTATGGCTTATGTTTCTCCTTCAACTGAAACATCTAGATTTTTAAGAGAAGAAATTTCTAGTCATATACAAATGGCTTATGATATTTTACATCTTAAGAAAACAGATAACAAAGTTCAAGGAACATTAAACATAACTGCGACTGAGGTTGCGTCAGATCAAAAAGCTTTAATTGCTGGTATCAAACAGAATTGCATACAATTATTTGATTTGTATGAATGGTGTATTGATATGATTGGTTTAATGCGTTATGGTGATAACTATAAAAAACCAATTATCAAAAGACCTGTCAATTATGATTTCTATTTGGAATCAGATTATATGAATCAAATAAATCAAGCAATACAATCTAATCAACCTCCTTTTGTAATTCAATCTATCATTTATAAATACCTGCAAACATTATTTTACCCTGATGTACAAGGTCAAAAGGTATTTAATTTGATCAGTCAAACAGATAGATTGTTGACTATGGGATTAGATGAAATCAATATTAAATCTGCAAAAGGTTTAGTTGATAAATGGGAAGTAGTATTACATGACTCAGCAATCAATTTTGTAAATCAATTGATGATGGAAAATCCTGAATTTTTTAATCAAGATTTTGAAATTCAAAAACAGCAATTGGTTGAAAAAGCAAAGATGGTTACTATGGCAATTAGTGGAGGTGCGCCAGCTCAATTTAATGGTCAGTCTTCAATTTCTAATATGGTAACAGCTACTACTGAAGTTGATCTAGATGAAGAGCAATTAGATACTATTGGAAAAGTTCCTTTGGCTTTACAACAATTAGCATTAGCTCAAGAAAGAGCAATTAAAAATGGTAATGATAAATTAGCTAAATTGATTGGAGTAAAGATGAATGATTTATTGAATAGCATACCAAGTGCGTAATGGCATCTATTGATAAGTTAATTAAAGAAAAAACTAAAAGATTAACTTCTGTTCCTGACAGATTTCTCACTGATGTAGAAAAAATTCAAAAGACATTATATCCTGAAATAGTTGAACTATTAAAAAATTTAGATACTGATAAAAATGGTAATATCATTATCAACAATAATAATTTAAAAATTACAGCTAATCTAAAACAGGAAATTAAAGATGTAATTGAGGATTCAGAATATGTTAGTGCTGTAAATGAATTTGTTTTAGAATTTGAAGATCAAGCAAAATTAACTGATCAACTTGTTTCAAAAGGTTTTGATGAATTTTCTAGAATTAGAAATGTAGATAAACTTTTAGAATTAAATATAAATAAAACTAAAGATGTTTTAATTGGTTCTATAGCTGATACATCTTTTGCTGACGCAATATCTAATGAAGTTGAATTAGCTATTGCAAACAATTCTAGTTATTCTGAAACACTACAGTCATTACAAACATTAGTTACAGGTGATGATAAATTAGATGGTAAATTATTGCAATATGCAAAACAAGTTGCACATGACCAATTTGCCATTTCAGATAGATCATATACATCTGCAGTTGCTGATTCTATTTCAGCTGAATGGTTTTTTTATTCTGGTAGTGAAATAGAAACTACAAGACCATTTTGCTCAGAAAGACACAATAGGTATTTTCATTATAAAGAAATTTCAATTTGGGGTAATGGTGGAGCAACTGAAGGGATGTTATATCCAGATGGTAATGGAAATTGGGCAGGGAAAATTCCTGGCACCAATACAACAACAATTTATTCTACAGCTGGTGGTTATAATTGCAGGCATTCCATAATTCCTGTGTCAATAGAAATAGTTCCAGAAAAAGATATTCAAAGAGCTATTGATCAAGGATTTTACAAACCAAATGCAACTAAAAAAGAAGAAGCATCTGATGTGCCAATGACAGATGATCAGTTAGTTGAAGAAATAGAAAATCTAAAATTATCTACTAAGAAACAAAAAGAATTTGAGGATTTTTATAGATTCAAATTAAGTGATCCTCAAGATGCAAAACTTCAAGATCTAAGCATTAAGCAATATATTGTGAATAAAAAAGAATTGCTTGATAGATTAATTGAGGCATCACCAAAAAGAATTGTCAACACAGATGATGCAAGGAAAATGTTTATTCCTCTAGGGTATAAAGGAATTAATGCAGCAGCAGTCCATAGAGCGTCTTCAGAATTATCTTATGATCTAGAAAATTATTTTTATAATCAAATAGAAAAAGGTAAAGGCAAAATTGGATTATGGGCTGGTGGACCAGGATCAGGAAAAACTTCTACAATTGGAGTATTGCGACCATCTATGTTGAGGGATTTAGATTTCAATATTGATGGCACATTAGCAAATACTGATTATGCTTTAGATAGCATAAAAAAAATGCTGGCTGATGGAAATAGAATAGAAGTTCCTTATATTTTTTCTGATCCTGAGCAAGCTTGGAGAAATGTTATTGAAAGAACCATATATAATAAAAGTGAAATGGGAAGGATAGTTCCTAAGTCAGTATTTATAAAAGCAACTAAAGGAGCTTATGAAACTATCACCAGTATTTTAGAAACTGAGGAGATCATTAACAATCCTAATTTTGCTTTATACCCATTTGATAATCGTTATGGATATGGTAGAGCAAGACAATTTACAATATCTCAATTGAATAATATCACATTTAAAAGTAATCTAGATAAAATTTTAGATGATATTACTTTTGAATATTATAATAATGGATTGTTAACTGAAGAGCAATATAAAGCTTTAATTCAATAAGGATTTTCTACTGTATTTAAAGCATCTAAGAACATCTGAGCTCTTTTTTCTTTTTCTTCTGGAGTCATAGATACTGGTGTATCTATATCTTTAAACTCTTCAGCTACTTTCTTTAATTCTTTTTTAAATTCTGCTTGACTCATGTTTTTATCAAAGTCATTACTATATTCATCATAGTAAGTTTTGGATTTATCTATTAGATCTGCCATGGTTTTATTTTATTACTAATTTACTAAATATTTATTTATCTTTTATTTCAATTACTGAAGTAATAAAGCACTCATTTGGTAGCATCTTTTCAATTTTATCATTCTCATAAATCAATAGTATGCATTCATAAAAATTACCGTTGAAGATATAATTTACTCTATATAATTGACCTTTGTCCATGTTGTTTAGTTTTAGTATTTACCATTTATATATTCCCTTATTGATCTTTTCATTATACTATATTCTTCCAATTCACTTTTATTTAAGCATTTTTTATATTCTTTAAGATCATTTAATGTAACATTTTTACAACCACCATACCATAAGATAAAGAGTCTTATTGCCTCATTTACTTTTTTAAAATCGATTGTTTGATTTAAATTTTCCATGTTGTTTGCTTTTAGTATTATTTGTTTTTCAATTTATAATTTAGTTCTTTAACCACATAGTTGATATGCTTAGATGTTGTTTTTGACCACCATCCTAGCATATACATAGTTTCTGTTTTGTGATCTAATACTGCTACTAGAGTGTCATAAGACTTTACATATTCTACTCCTTCAATATTTACTATTGATAAGTTTTTTTTGTAGCGATCAAATTTTTTGTTTGCTGTTTCCATGGTTTTTAGTTTTTATATGCCATTGTTATATACCAAACTTTTTATTTTATTTTTTTTAGATATTATCAGAAGTAATTCTTCTTCATTAAAATCAGTTATACTTTTTCCATCATCATTCCAAGGATATTTTCCATTTGCATAATACCATGCAATCCATTCTAACATGTATTTATTTACTTTTATTGTGTCTACTCCTTTTGTTTTAGTTTCCATTTTGTTTGGTTTTAGTAGTGATTAAAGAGTTTCAAGTTCTGTTACCATTTTTTTTACGATCTCAAGGTATTTAATTCTTTCCTTGGCTTCATCCATTTCTTTTTTCATTTTTATTTTATTTGTCTTTGTAACGATGTTGTAAATTATGGTACCTCTGATGTTTTTGATTTCTTCTTTAAGATCATTGATTTCGTTATTCAGTTTGATCATTGTGATCTCATAATTGCTGAAGTTGATTTCGTTGGTTTTCATAGTGCTTTGTTTTAGTTGGTTGCGTAATTTTTACATGTAAATATACATACATTTCCTGAATAAATTACAAAAAAGTAAAATAATTTAATCAAAATATGCTAACTGATTGAAAATGAATCAGAAAAGTTTTATTTTTTATTGTTTTATATTAATTAAAAAATAATATTTAATTTTATGTATTTATATTTGCTGCAAACCATTATATAATGACTCAGAAAAATAACTTACAATTAAAGATGGCTGTTTCTATGAAGACAGGTAGAAAAGCTTTATTGCCACCAACAATTTATAATAATCCAATTAGAATGCAAACAGGTGGATGGATGATCATAGATAAACCAAATGAAAATGAAAATCCATTATTCAACAACTCAACTGCGTCACAAGAAATTATTGAGACATTTGAAAGACCATCAGCATTAGAATTAGCACTTGGTACTAATGAAATAATTGTTGATGAT